ACATCGCAACCGGGAAAGAACCCATCAATGTTGCGGAATTGCGCCACAAGGTCGCCGCCGACATCGTGGCATTCCGCAAGGACAAGACGGCGAAAATCCGCGCCGCCCTTGAACAACAAAAGCGCATCCAAGAATATTATTCCGGGTGCAAGTCTATAAGATACCCCAAGAAAACCAAAGGCGGCGTTTCTGACATCGCTTTCATCAAGAATGGATACTTGGTTGCCCTCGCACATTTTGAGCCGTCAGCGGGCGGAATTTACGCCGCCGACAATGAAGTGATGCCGGGGTGGAATTGGCGACCCCATGAATATCTTGCCCGGCTTCGTAAGCTGAACAAAGCCTTTTACCGGGAAATCAAAAAAGCGGCGGTCAATTCGCCCCGTGAATGGTTCGACTTTAACGACATGACCAAATGACCAAAGAAGAATATCTTTCAAGGGTCGCAAGCATCCGCCGTGAAATGTGCGAACAAGTCGTTGCCGTCACGTCCGAATATATCAAGGAAAACCCCAGCAAGGTTGATGAACTTGATACCGACGGAATCCGTTTATTTCGCAAAGATACATATATCATGCCAAGCAAATGGAATTTAGCCAAACCCATCAAGTGTGACAAAGAATTAACCTTGTTTTTCTCCGTTGTCCTTGAAGCGTCATTCCCCGGTGCTTGAAATCCGACAAAAGGTTGTATCTTTGCACACTATAATCAAGACACGATGAAGAATGAATCAGTTGTTCACGTCTGCTTGGGCGATGATAGGCACTATTATTTCGGGTCAGTCGCCGCCATCTTCGACCGCTTCACGCCGGATGAATTGGGTGTGTCGTTGCCGACATTGTGGAATTATGGGCTTGCACCTGACCGACCTTATAAAAACAACCGTTGCGCCATCTATCGGGGCAACATAGAACGAAAGAAGCAAACAAAATGAAAGATAACCACCCAAAAATCAAGTTCCGAAAGAACAATGAATCCGATGTGATTTGGTGGGTGGATAACCCCGAAAACATAGGTGAATGGCTATTCACCTTTGACAAGAAACAAATCTTTAATATGTTTCGGGATTACCCCCACGAACTGACACAAAAACAAAAGGCAATCTTTGACAAAGAAAACCCATATTGGGTTGACTTCTTCAAAGACCGCCAATGATATTTCAACACCTTGCAAGGGTGCATCAGGTTATTTAATCGTACCTGATGCACCTTTCTTTTGGTTGTCTTTGGATGTATTGATATAGCCCATAAGTGTTTTGAAACTTGAATCGCCTTTGAAAAGGTCAATATCTATCAGTTGGGCGGAATAACAACGCCCCCTTGCACCAAATCGTTTTCCAAATATAGTCGCATTCAAGGGTTTCCAACCGTTTGAGTATGCCGATTGCAATTCAAGATATTCAAATTTCCCTTTTGCAACTTGTCGGACAATCGCCGCGTGTTGACCAATAGCGAGATAATACATTTTTCCGATGGTCGTTGTTTTCATAATTTCAACGCCGGAAACGTCATATTTATTCACGCCGCCCATTTTTTCACAAATCGTCACGATGTTACCCGTGCGGGCGAAATAACGTCGGCTTTCACCATCGCGGAAATCAAGCACATCAAGCCCGGCATGGTTGGCGGCAAAGGTGAATGCCAACGATGAACAAGACCCGGCGGTTTTATCGCCGCCGCTCACTCTTTCCACAATTTCATCAACCGTCGGTTGCTTGGCGTGTTCCTTGACTTCAAGATAATCAACTTTCCACGTCTTGATGTCGTCAACAACGGTGTCAAGTTTAGGTCTTGCCGCTTCTTCCTCCAACTTTTTCTTTTGGGCTTCATCAACCTTTGCTTTAAGGTCATCAAAAGCCTTGTTGATGTCCTTTTTGAAAGCACCCCAAGAATAAGCCCGGTCGCGTCCTCTCAAATAAAACACATACTTTGAAAGTTCGGAATCATCAATACTGAAACCCCTTGCTGTTTTCATCAGGGCATCGGCATCGGCAATAAACTTGTCAACCTTTTTGTCTGCGGCATAAACACGACCATCCAAGCGATACATTTCATCTTGCATCTTATCAAATATCGTATCATTATCAATATCAGCAAGGAAAGAATCAAGCAAATTGCGTAAGGTGGTTGTTTTGACACCCCATTCATCTGCGGTCTTAATCGAATCACGGACTTGCGCGACAACCCCTTTTTTGTAAACGCTTAATCTTGCTTCCGGCGATGCCTTATATTGACGCAACTTGTCCTTTGCCTTTTCAAGTTCCGATTTATAGAATAAAGACCCGTCCGCCCACATCGACTTGTCCGCCGAAAGATTGGTCATGTATTGTGTGAGTTCGGCGACCACATCCGGCAACACATCGACCCCGGCGGCGTTGATGTCTTTAATCAGTTGGGCGGCATCCTTAAAGAATGCCGACAATTCGGTGGTGTACTTCGTACCCTCGGACGTGATAAGCGAAATGAATTTGTTGATGTCCTTGACATCCTTTGCCGCCACCGCCGCGTCAAGACCTTTCAACCGAAGTTCAAGCCCCCATTCTTCGGCAATCTTTCGTGCTGCTTCAACTGACGGCATCAGTGCGTCAAGTTGTGCTTGCACGGGGTCAACTTCGGGTTCAGGCAATGCGATTTTCAACCCCTTTGCCAAGTCGCCGTCAACAAAGTTGTCTTTTATGAAATACGGGGTCGATGCCCAGCCCGCCGACGCTTCCATATTTTCGGCGACCCATTCTTTGAACCCGTCCGGCACATCGGTAACAAGATTCTTTGCTTGCTTCTTCTTGTACTCCGTGCCGCGCAAAGCTGCTTTGAGGTCGCCCAATTCATTTTCATCAAAGGTTTCTTCATCCATCAGGATTGGCACGGCGTAACACATACATTGCGGATGCCACCCTTTGAACTTGAACGTCTTGGGATAGCGACCTTGCAAGCGGTCACACATCTTGCATTTGCAAAGGGGTTCATGGTTGCTTCGGTGAATCTCAAAGCCGACAACGAAATCAAGTTGTTGCCACCGCAAAAAGTCACTTTCCCGGTAAGCCATATTGATTTCGGAACGTGTCAGGCGTTGGGCATTCTTCACGCTCGACCGATAGACACCTTGCCCCGGATGAAAAGCCCGTGCCGCTTTCGACAACACAAGGTTGCCCCGCTTGTCGCGCACACGGCGAAACAAACGGTCAGGGTCGCGCAAATTCTTCTTGACATCGCGGGCAAGTTCTTGTGCGCTGCGCCCCTCTCCAAGTCCGACATCAAGGGCGGTTTCTAATTGGTCACGATATTGCCCGACATATCGCCACACACGTTGCGACAAGTCCATGCCGCCGACCTTGCGCCCCTGAAAGGTGCTTAAAGCGTCCAAATTGCGGTCTTGCATCTTCTTCAACCGCGCCTTTGATAACTTCGACGTGTCCATGATTGAAGCAATGAACCCGTCGTTCTTCTCGCAAGCGAACAACCATTGATTCTTCGACCCTGATTCAATCGTGGTTTGAAGCTGCGTGGCAAGTTGCCCGACAATCTTTTTCAATTCGGCTTTTACTTCGGGGTAATCATCGAAAGAAAAGGGCTTGTCGGAGTCAATCTTGCGCCGGGCAGCTGATTCCGCCATCGCAAGGGTCACACGGTCAAACAATGCTTGCACCGCCGCCGCATATTGCTCGGTGGTGCGATAATGGTTCAAGTCGAATCCCTGAATCGAAAACCGGGTTGTTTTTTGACGCTTCTTTGCCATTAGTCGTTATCGGTTTCAAGATGTGTGATAAAGTCATTCAGGACATCGCGGATTCGCCGCATTTTGGCAATAAATTCATCGCGGGTGTCATAAGACGCTTGATGAATATGCGCGGACACATGACAATCCGACACGCGGATGAATGTTGACCGATACGGTTCATTGTCGTAATCATCCACCATGCCGTCGTATGCAACGACACTTCCCGTCGATGGTGAATCCGGGTCGTTGAGCCACACGCGCCGGATGAACTTTGTTTCTCGCTTTTCGCTCATCGTTTCAAGGTGAAATGTTCGCAATAATCATGTTTCAGGAATTTGCACCACTTTTGAAACTTGCAGTTGCAAAAGATGGGTTGACCGTCCGCCCCGATGTTGTGCCAATTCTCGGAATACGCACAATCCTTGCAAGTATATTCCGGGCGG